TAAAATGACATTTCTGCCACGTGGCCCCAATGTTGAGGCGACATTATCAGCTAGGAGGTTTACTCCTTTTAGAATTTTTTGTTGTAGGTTGGTGCCTGATTCGTATCGACGTGACATTAATCCTCCGTTGCTTAAATATAATCTATTATATATGAGTTGTCAAGTTATTTTTCAATTTTTTCAACTGCGTTTTCAGTCGCATCTCTAAGCCCAACTGCATTTTTAATTGCGTCTACTGCATATTGTTTGCGATCTTCCCCGGCTGATTCATCATCGCCAACGCCTAAGAAATAATTATTAACATTATCTGAAAATTCTTTAAGTTGCTGATAAACCGGGAACATTGTCTCTTGCAGTAGGTCCGCGTACATCGACCACGCATTTTTCATGTGTTCCTCCCCAATCATAAGCGTGCCTAGATGTTGGAAGCCTTCTATGCTTTCTGCTTGCGCCCTCGTAAACTCAAATTGTAGAGGTGATTCACCTTCACCGGATGCGTATCCGGGGGTCCTTCTCAGCAACGTGAGTATCTTTTTCTCGTCACCCGCTGCGATTGCCTCTTCGACGGCTTCGACCATCGTATATGAACCGAATAAAGCTGCAGCCTTTGTCCCTTCAAACTTGGCTTCAGCGTACGTGATCGTAAAAGGAGCATACTCTTGTAATTCCTCAGAAGGAGTGTTAAAAACAATATCAATCACTTTATTCAGGTCATCTTTACTTAATTTCATCTGTTTTTCGTGCATTAAATTTAGCGGCTCGCCATGTTTCGGAGAATATGTAAAATAATTAGATGGTAGACTTGGAAGAGGTGTCCCTGTTCTAATGAGCTTGATAGCCTGTTTGTTTTTAATTAATTGACTCAGTAGCTCCTTAAATTCTCCGGCGCTTACCACTTGAACTGGTTCTTTGATTGTTACTTCTTTTAAAAACGGGTCCACAAATGCTTTCAAAAAACTGAGCAGCGTAATTTTAAATTCTCCGAACTCTAACCCTTGGTCTGTACCGATTCGGCGCGCATCAAGATAGTAAATATGAGGGACTGAAGCAAAATGTTCCACCATGTTGCGAAACGATCCTTTGACACCTGTTGTTTCGCCCAGCAGCTTTAAAGAGTAGTGTTTATCGTGAAGTTGCACATCAGTGATTGGCTTTCCAGATGCCTTCATGCCGGGGATGTCTTCGGGACTTGTAATCTGGATTGATTCCCCCCCAAATAATCCCGCTAAAAACCCTTCAAAAATAAAGCCACCAGCAGACTCAGTAAACCGAGAAATGATAGTGTATAAAATCTCGCATATAACCATCGTCGCCAGGATCTCGCCAATGGTGGCGTTCTCTTTTTTCTCAGCTATTATACTATTGATTGCCGCTAGCTTTGTTTTTAAGTCGCCGGATGGAGCAATGTTTTTAGCAAAGTTTTCTATTAACCTGCGATCTTCTGTGCCCGGCACACCAAAGTTCTCTGTTATTCGAGGTCGCGGGAAAGGCATGTCAAAGCTAGTTGTGTCGCCCGAACCGCCGCCAGGAAGCGCATCTTCGAAGAGCCTCATTTGTTCCTCTATAAGTCGGAACAAGTTGTTGGTTTTCAAGTTGTTTGGATCATAATAGCCGTCTACTAGTTTGTTTATATCAACCATTGTTATAATTAGTTTTCTTTGCCTTAATCTTCTTTATAAATCTGCGTCTTCTCAAAACAAGTATTTTATAAGTGTGGCGGCCGCATATGCCGTCTTTTTTTAAATTGTATTTCTTCTGAAACTTTTTAATCTTTTCTGTGAGGTTATCATTAAAGGTGGTGGCACCAAACCATTCGGGCGACCACCCTAGCTTGTGCGACGCCCGCTTGTTGCACCATCTTATGTACCATCTCTTGAACATTCTTCATACAATGATGTCCGCTATCCCATATTCTACAGCTTCTTTTGCGTCTAAATAAACATTAACTTTTCTATCCAATAGTTTTTTCAAATGTCTTTTTGTTATATCTGTTTCCTGTACAAGTGCATCAATATGCTGTTCTTGAATCCAACGCATCTCTTCCATTTCATTCTCAAGGTTATGGAGTGCGCCCCATTGATCTCCTCTAATACTATGTAGCATTATTCGACAATTCTTACCAATTTTTCTTTTTCCTTTTGTTCCGGCTGCTAAAAGCAAAACACCTGCGGACATTACTTTTCCTAGTCCATGTGTTCCTATATCACAATCTTCTCTTATTGTTCGCATTAAATCATAAATAGCAAACATTCCTCTAGCGTCTCCTCCCCACGTTGAAATATAAAAATCAATAGGTTTATATGTAACTTCTTTGATTAGAGAATTGGGATCTTCTGGATTTTCATATATTTCCTCTTTCCCATATTCTTTAAGAACAATAAAAGATTGAATTATTTCAGCGGCCACTTCTTCATCCAGATTGCCAAAGAGGCCTATTATGCGAACTTTTGGAGGCTCTTTAGGGGCGTCAAGAAAGATTAAAGAAGCTAAATCTTCTTTTGTATCTTTGTCTTTGCCTTTGTCTTTACCTTTGTCTTTTTTCTTTGCAAAATTCATATGTTACCCTTTTGCCGGCTCTTCGACACAAATATTTTCTTCTTCGTTTAATGGTAAACTAAACACATTAATTATACCATTTTCCCACTCAAGATTAATCTTATTTTGTAAAAACATTCTAACGACAAGCATATTTTCTTCAATTTCTTTTTTATTTAATGTTTTATTAATGGAGCTTTTTTTGATCCAATTTATAATAGAGTTTGCTCGAAAAGCGCGGTGGGCGATATAAAGATTATCTTTTTGTTTGACCGCGCCTTCATCAATAAACCATTTAATTAAATTACTTTTTTCTTTTTTCCTCGTCATCGGTGCGCCTCCTGTAAATCTCGTTTAAGAGGGCCATACTTTCTTGCCAGTTATTAAAAGATAGCCTAATATAACTAGGTACAGATTTATGAATATTTTCAATACAGGATTTTTTCCATTCTTCGAAAAATTCTTCATCGCGCATTTCAGCTTTTTTAATTTGATTGGGATCTACTTTGGACTCTTTCATCGTCTTGTACTTTAAAGCCTTGATGTAAGCGATATCTTCTAAGGTAGTTCCTAGGAATGTTAATATATTAATCTGGAGTTGCTGGATAACATAAGTGATTTGTGTTATGCCGAGCAAAGTGGCAAGAAATTTATAGGTAATCGCACCACCTAAAAACCAAAGAAATTCATACATTTACACCTCGATGTTAGCGTCGTTTATTCATGCGTCGGGCGATTTTTTCGGCCAACATGGAAGCCATGTCGTCAGTTTGCTTTTCTTGAACTAGTCGATTCTTTACTCGGTGAAAAACCTCCTGCATGACAGCATCTTCATCGATGTAATCAATTTCATCGAGTGATCCTTTCACAGCCGGCTCATCAAATTGTCCCTTTTTTTCGGACCGCGTGGCACCATATTTTCTTTTTTGTTCTGCGCGCTTGCAGGCATCTACGCAATCACTTTGTTCCGCTTGTCCTTTTTTTGCGCACTTGTCAAGGCATGCCTTATGCGCACCTGTGGGTGCCTGCTCTTGCAACGCTAGCTCTTCTTCTTCTTCTTCGCCGCCAAGCTCTTCTTCTTCGTCGCCAAGTCCAACTTCTTCTTCACCTTCTTCTTCTTCGCCCTCAAACTCCGGAACTTCTAGTTCAGCTGTTTCTTCTTCTCCAACTTCAACGTCGACGCCAAAATCAGAAGCAACATCAGCGATGGCATCAACCATAGCTCGGACAGCGTCTTCGATGTCGCCTTCCTCTTCAGGTTCTTCGCCTTCCTCTTCGGCGCCAGGTTCTTCCATTTCTACATCAGCAAAATCCATTTCTTCGCCGCCGGGTTCTGCCCCAAGTTCTCCGCCAGGTTCGCCGCCGAGATCTGCGAGTGGATCTTCTTCTCCAGGCGCTTGTTCAACTAAAAAATCACTTGCTAATACATCAGTACCGGCTAATTTCATGAAACGACGGATAGTTCCCTCTTTCAATAAGCTTTCTTTACTCATTATCTTTCTCCTTAGTATAACGATCTGCCAGTACTTCTGGCGCTGTACTTAAATAAATAGTTAGAAAGCCTTTAAATGTCTCTTTTTTTGTAATTTTTGTAAAGCTTTATCTTGTATTTGTTTAATGCGTACCACGCTTAAATTTAATCTTTTTGCAATTTCTGCTAGCGTCATGTCGCCGTGCTGCGCAATTGCAATATTACTACAGTTAAAATCTTTTTCATAATTAATCCATGCTCGACATTGTTTCTCTGAACAAGTCCTGCTACTAGACATACATTTTTTCATACATTTTTTCATAAATCAATGTGCTCCTTTTCTAAGATATCAAATATATTTTCAATTTCACTTTTGTCTAAAGCAAATTGACGGATAGTATCTCTCTCTTTTTCGCCAGCTTTTCTAGTTTTGTTGCTGCGTATTTGAGAGTTGTCTTTTATCTCTTCGACAAAGGCTATAATATTTTTATTTTTATTTATGTAGCCTTTTACTATTTTATTAAAAAATTCTTTAATTTTAATTTCATCGTAATGGAGACGAATTTTTAGATCTGCGTGAAGTTTTGCTGTGCTTTCGAAGCATATCTGTTTTTTTGAATCTCCATATTCTGACATTACTTGCTTCCGAGAATGTGAGTTGAACTCTCAATCTGAGAAGCTTCCGTTTGACGGATAAAGTGGGCTTTTTCCTGTAATTCTCTTATTGTCCGCGCGCCGGAGTAAGATAAACCAGACGTCATACCATTTTTCAAGTCGGCCAATATCATCGCCACCTTTCCTCTGTATGGTATCCTGGTGGATATGCCTTCGTTAGAAGAATACTCATTTTTCCAGTCAAACTGTGCTTCTTTACTAGCCATTCCTCTGTAGACTTTTTCTTTTGTACCATGGTTGCCTACGAGTGTTTCGCCGGGAGCTTCGTCAGTCCCTGCCAGGAGCGATCCTAGCATTATAAAATCTGCTCCTGCTGCAAGTGCTTTTACGGCGTCGCCTGATGTGCGGATGCCGCCGTCCGCAATGATTTTTACTTTGAATGGGTTTATATTTGCGCATTCCATTATAGTCTGGAGTCCTGGGACGCCATGACCAGTCTGAACACGAGTGGAACAAATTGAACCCCCTCCAACGTTGCAACGAACACTGTCGGCGCCCCATTGTCCTAGTTGATAGAAGCCTTTTGCTGTGGCTACATTCCCGGCCATGATATGCACATCGTCATGGAACATCCCTCTTAAAGTCTTTATTGCCTTTTCGACTAAAATATGGTGCCCATGTGCGACGTCTATACATAATATAGTTGCGCCAGCATTTACCAAAGAAGCCGCTCGCAGCCAGTAATCGTTACTCACTCCAATAGCAGCCCCAATTTGAGGAGTAGTTAAATATTTACTTAATTCTTCATGAACTCTTCGAACCATTTTGCTTTGGTCCTTGATCGTGTTGTAACGATGAATTATTCCTAGCCCTCCAGCTTTTGCCATGGCTATCGCCATTTTAGTCTCTGTCACTGTGTCCATTGGACTTGAAATGATTGGTAAATCTAAACAAATATTATTATCTAATAAGTTTTTAATTTTAATTTGTTTTCGACTTTTAATGTCTGAGTATTGAGGTGTCAATAGCACATCATCATATGTTAATGCTTCTTTAAAGTTTTTCATTTATAACCTTCCAATTTTTTTTTAGTAATTCGTATGGTACTGTTGCGGCGCGAGAATCACCAGTAAACAATACGGTTGCCCATTCTTGGTCGTACTCGGGATCGCGGACGTCTTTGTCTACCACGACACTTATAACAAGAGCCGTTGAGTCGTTTCTTCTGTGTTTTATCAAGTCACCGCGCTTCATAGTATAATATTACCTTATTTGCTTAATTCTTTTTCAAAAAGTAAAAGCATTTCCTTCATCGCTCGATTTAATTTACGATATTCTTCATTTCCTTCAAACGGATTTCCTCGTATAATAGCCCCAGCGCGTCTATAGTTTTTATGTTTTGTTTTCAATTTTTCGCGGCCCAAATTGGCAACACTCCCAGTTGTAACCCGATGCTTGTTTGGCTTTTTAACTCTTTTTTCAAAATCTTTTATTTCCTCTTTAAAAAGGTCTAAACAAAATACACAGATTTTCAAACCTTTCTCTATGTAAGTGCTTCTATAATCACAGTTTGTGTGTGAGCCGTGCGAACAAAGAAAACAATCGCCCCCACTACGTGTTTTTGGTAATTTTGCAGCAACCTTTTTTTTATGGAATTTGTAATGACATCTTTCACACAAAACAGCCAAATCTTCCAAAACGTCTTCATCTGACAGCCTAGAATAGTTATTGTGATGAATTTGTATGCTCTTCTTCGCTTCACAAATTTCACATTTTGAACCTCGTAGAGTGTATACTTCATGGCGTTTCTTTTTGAGCCACTTTTCCGAAGTCATGTATTTTTCATAAAGTTGTTTTTTTGTCACGCTCTTTGTTATTTCCCCGCCCGAAGACAAAAAAGATTCAATTTGCTGATTTAAAAACTCTCTGTGTGCTTCTTTATGTTTTTTTCTCTTTACAGTTTTCATTTTCTTCCAAATCTTCAATCATTTTATCGAGGTACCACCGCGCCTTTTTTAAGTCTTGGAGGGCTTTGCCCTTGTACTTGTGGCGGGAGACGTATTTAATAACATTCCCTTCAGC